AGCAGCGCGCTGAGCGCGCATGCCAGTCATCGGGCACATGACCCTGAAAGCCATGTCGCCTCGCACTGGCTCCTCGTGAAGCTCGTCCACGAGCTGCTCGAGGCCGACCCGACCCTCATGGCCGAGGAATCGGAACTCGCGGACCGGCTGAAGACCCGCGTCGCGCAGCTCGGCGTCTTGCCCGCGGTCGAGGGCTGGGCCGCCGGTGCCGAAATCTACAAGGCGATTGAGTCCGCCCTGGCGCAGCGGGCGCTCCCGCCGGCGAGGTCCGCATGAGCGAGCCGCAGATCTTCACCGTGTTCGCGCGGTCGCATCTCCTCCGCAGCTGCAAAGCCTGCCGGGCGCCGATCGAGTTCTACCAGAACGCCACGACCGGGCGCTGGATGCCGTTCGATCCCGGCGTGGAGATTCGCCGCAGCTTTCAGCGGGAGCCCGACCACGTCGTCTGCCACGAGGTCGCGGGCGTGTCGCATTTCATCACGTGCCCGGATGCCCAGCAGTTCCGGAAGACCCCGGCGCCGAAACCGCCGGAGAGCGGAAGCCTGTTCTGATGGCGAAGCATCCGGAACGGGCAATCCAGTCGCACATCGTGCAACTCCTCCGCTCACTGGGCGGCGACGTCTGGGAGCTCGGGACCACGCGATCGACGCGGGACTTTCACATGGGCACCCGTCAAACACCCGGGCTGCCCGACGTCATCGCGTTCCTGCCCGTGCGGCCCGCGGCGAAGCGCATGCTCATCGTCGAAGCGAAGGCGCCCGGCGGCCGACTGCGGCCGCAGCAGAAGCTCTTTCGCGAATGTTGTCAGGCGTCGAGCGTCGACCACGTGGTCGGCGGGCTCGATGAGGTTATCGCCTGGTTGATCGTGTACGGCTATCTCAAGCGCGACCAGGTCGCCCACTTTAGGATTCCGGTGCCTCATGAGTGAGTACTGTCAGACGACTCGCAACGGTCGGCGAGTCTACACGCATCACACCATCGTCGAACGAGCGATCGGGAAGCGCTTGCCGGCTGGTGCGGAAATTCATCACGTCAATGAGGACAAGAAAGACAATCGCCACAGAAACCTTGTGGTCTGCCAGGACCGCGCCTACCACGCCCTTCTTCATGTGCGGGCTCGCGTCCTAAGGCGCGGCGGGAATCCCAACACCCAGCGCATTTGTAGCAGTTGCAAGGCGCTTTGCTTGATCTCGGAGATGAACCACTCGCCCCGGCGTCGAAGTTTTATTTGTAAGCCATGCGTCAGCGCCTCTTCGACCGAGGCGCATCGTCGTCATCGCGTGCACCAGGAGCCGCGTACCCCCGCGGCGGAACAGGAGCTCAAGTCATGAGTGTTGTCGACTCCCCGATTGCGACGTCTGGCATCTTTCATCCCGCGATCGCGCTGGACGCGCTGAAACCCTCGAAGACCAACCCGCGCAAACATTTCGATGCTATGAAGCTCGACGAGCTCGCGGCGAGCCTCCAGGAGCACGGCGTCCTCGAGCCGCTGATCGTGCGTCCGAACGGGGGGGCGCACAGCTACGAGATCGTCGCGGGCGAACGCCGGTACCGGGCGGCGAAGAAGGCGGGCCTCATCGACGTGCCGGTCATCGAGCGCGAGCTCACAGACGACCAGGTCCTCGAGATCCAGCTCGTCGAGAACCTGCAGCGCGACGACCTGACCCCGCTCGAGCAGGCGCGCGGCTACAAGGCCTTGATGGACGCCAATCCGGATAAGTACACGCTGGCGGCCGTGGCCCGCACGTGTGGGATGTCGGAGGCCTGGGTCTGGGATCGACTCAAACTCAACGACCTGATTCCGGACGCGAAATTACTCCTCGAAGACGCGCGCATGTCCACTGGCCACGCAATTCTCATCGCCCGTCAGAAGCCGGCCGACCAGCAGCGCATCCTTCGCGTGGACACCAGCGCGGGCTATAACCGCCAGCACGGCGGATTGTGGCAATCGACCACGGCTACTCTGGTCGAGACGGGGAAACCCAGCAAATACGACGGCGTCAAAACCGTCACGGTCCGCGAGCTCGAGCGATGGATCGCCGACCATATTCGGTTCGACGTCGCCCATGCGGCCAAGGCCATGCCGCTGCAGTTTGCGGACACGGCCTCCGCCATCGAACACGCCCAGGCGCAGCCGGGTCGCGGTAAGAAGCACGTACCGATCACGTTCAGCTATCACGTGCATGACGACGCGCGTGACCAGGACGAGCGTACCTACGGCGTGCAGTCGTGGAAGCGCGCCGACGGCCTCAACAAGTCGAAGACGTGCGAACACTCGATTCTCGGTGTCGTCGTCGCGGGCAGCGAGGGCTATGGAACGACCTTTCAGGTCTGCATCGCCCGAGACAAATGCACAGTGCATTGGGCGACAGAGCTGAAGGCACGGGAGAAGAACAAAAAACTGCGCGAGAGCGGACAGGGAAAGCGCGCCGCGGCGAACGAGCACGCGGCCGAGAAGAAACGTCAGGCTGAGGCCTCAAAGGAAGAGGCTCAGCGGCGTCGGTACAACGTGTACAAGCCAGCCCTGCAGAAGGCCGCACAGGCCGCCGCGCAGAAGCTCAAAAAACTGACGCCAGCGCAATTCAAGGCCGTGTTGAAGAGCTTCCACCTTCCCACGTCGACCACACTCGCCACGTTGCCGAAGGCGTTGCTGCTTAGAGCGATCGACCACGACTTCCGTGAGTCCTACTTCTGGCAGGACCGCGATGGCAAGAAGCTTGAGACCTGGCCGAAGCTGCTCGGGGTCAACGTCGACGCGCTGGAGCCGAAATCCCCGGACAAGGAAGGCGAGGCAGCATGAGCGTCGAACGACGAACGGAGTTCGCGTGGGCCGCTGGACTGATCGATGGCGAAGGGTCGATTGATGTCACGCGGCACCAGTCGCGAACAGGGTGTCGCTTCTATCCGCGGCTGCGCGTCCACATGACCAGCCGCATCGCTGTCGAACGATTGCAGCGCATCTTCCACACGGGCACTGTGACGATGCGCACGCCGAAAGACGGGATTCGTCAGCGCTCGTATTGCTGGGCGGTTGAGAACCGCGAGGACCTCCAGCGTGTCCTGCGCGGGCTCATGGATTTTCTCATCGTGAAACGGTGGCAGGCGGCACTCGCCTCCGCCCTCCTCAACGACGCGAACGCACTCAAGGCATCCGACCGGGCGGCGATCACGGATGAAATCAGACGAGCGAAACGGCCCGTGTGTCACAAGGAGGTCGCATGAAGGGGACCTGTCGCTACTGCGGCTGCACGAAAGACCACGGCTGCGAGGGCGGCTGTTCCTGGGCCGATGAGGACGAAACCCTCTGCACGCGGTGCGAGCTCGCGATGACCTTCGCCGCGTCGACGCTGCCGGTGATGGTCGCGCTCGCCGAGAAAGCGCCGGCCCACGCGAAGGACTGGGACGGCCTCGGCCTGCTCCACCAGACCGCGCTCGTCAAAGCCTTCCGGATGCTGTCGGACGCGGTGAGCACGCACTTCATGGAGCAGCTCGGCGACGAGGTGTTCAACGCGGCGATGGATCTGTCGATCCTCGCGCAGATGCTCTATCAGAAATTCCCGGAGGAAATGAAAAAGGCGGATGCGGAGGGCGAGCCGGCGATGTCGGTCGCCCTCGAGTTGCTCGGCCGTGTGTCGCAGACGCGCATCGTACTGCCGCACTGATGGTATGAGGAGGCGTGATGGCGCGCGTCGTGCACGAACGAACGAACGAACGAACGAACGAACGAACGAACGAACGAGTGACGTCGTGAGCAGCCGGTTTGCGTCGGCGATCGCGGAGCTGCGGCTGCAGCGCGATGTCATCGATCGGACGATCCGCAATCTCGAGGTGCTGAGCCATCTCGAGGTCGGGAGCGTGGCGACGGTCGTATCACCGTCGACGTACACCGCCGTGGCCGATCCGCCCCAGCGCGCGCTGCCGCCGGCGAGGTCGTCCACGTCGCGGCCGATCCGCCGGGTGAAGACGACGCGCACGTCCAGGGCGGCGACGGCGCCACCGACCGACGACACCGAGCTGCTTGCGCAGGTGAAACGTGCGGGCGGGTCCATCAAACCGAAGGACCTCGCGACCGCGCTGCACTGCACGCTGTTCGTGCTGCGGCAGCGCACGGCGCCGCTGCTCAAGAGCGGACAGTTGGTCGCCACGGGGGCGACGATGTCGCGACGGCTGTCGCTGCCGGGCAAGTCGGCGAAGGAGGCGCCCTGAACGCCAGGACGAGCCGACCAGCTGGCACGAGGAAGCCACGCGGCCGCGACGCCGGCACGACGATCCGGAATTCGAGGTCGTGTTCGATGGCGGGAAGGGTCAGAGCCTGATTGGCGAGCGAGAGAGTCGAGGGTGACGCCATGAGCGAGACGAAGCCACCGCGCTGCCGACACGACATCGGCTGGCTGAGTGTCGGCCAGGTCGCCGTCTACATCTGGAATGAGTACGGTCGGTCGAACGTGCGTGTAAGCGACGCGGTGTGGTTTCGCCGTGCGAAGGTCGTCATGAAGTGCAACAACAGCGAGTGCACCGCGCACCGCAACGTCTACTTCGATCGCACCGGGAAGCTCGTGACGATCGGACGCATTCGGTGGTTTGCCTGATGTCCGCAAATAGCGCCGTGTTTTATCGCGGGCCGTCCGAGCTCACCGGCGAGCCCATCATGGCTGTGCTGACGGGCCTGCGGCGGGAGTCGCGGAACCCGAAGACCGGGCCGATGCTGCAGACCTACATCCTGCGCAGCGATATGCCGCCGAACCAGGCCGTCGCGACCGGCGCCGACGCGGCCGTCTGCGGCACCTGTCCGTTGCGCGGCGACGGCCGCTACGGGCGCACGTGTTACGTGACGTGGTGGATGGCACCGGTGAACGTGTTCAAGGCAACGCGCGCCGTGGCCGCGATCGCGCCGGCCGAGCTCGCGCGCCAGGTGCGCGGCCGCTTCGTGCGCGTGGGCAGCTACGGCGATCCGGCGGCCGTGCCGTTCGCGGTGTGGGACCGGGCGCTCGCGTCGATCGCCGGCTGGACCGGGTACACGCATCACTGGCGCACGTGCGACCCACGCTTGCGCGATCTCCTCATGGCCAGCGTGGAAAGCGAGGCCGGCGCCGACGAAGCGCAGGCCCGCGGCTGGCGGACGTTCCGTGCGCGGCGTCCCGGGGACGAGCTCCGTGCGCACGAGGTCATCTGCCCCGCGAGTCACGAAGCCGGGAAGAAGCTGACGTGTCAGCAGTGCGGGTTGTGCCGCGGCGGGGCCTCACGGTCGACGCGGTCGATTGCCATCATCGCGCATGGGCGCTTTGCGAATCACCTGCCGGGATGAATACCTGTCCACATTGTCACCGCGAGATTCGGGCCAAGGACCGCGATGCGGCGAGACGCGGGCAGTTGCGGGCACGCGGGCTGTGTCCGACGTGCGGTGGGAAGAACCCGGACTTTCGCACGCGCGCGAATTGCCGGGACTGTCGGCTCGCCGCGGCGCAACGCGCGGCAGACTCCTATGCGAGACGGCGCGGACACCTCGAGCCGGTGGCCATGCGCGATGCCGACGGGCGCTTACGGATGGCGAAGGCCACACTCACGAACGAGACACCATGACACCGATTGAATTCCCTGAGCAGACCGTCGTGTGGGCGAAGAACCAGCCCCCCTATCTGCCGCTGCCGGCGTACACCGATGACACCCAGACCATCAGCTGCTGGCGGCTCACCTGGCGGGAACGCTGCGTGCTGCTCTGGCGCGGGCGGATCTGGCTGCGACAGCTGAATTTCCGCGAGCGACTGCAACCACAGTCCCCCTCCATCGAGTCGCCGTTTCAGTCATGACGCCGGCGCCGCACAAGCTCTTGCGCCTCTCGGTCGTCGCGCAGCGCTGCGACGTCAGCGTGCAGACGGTGCGCAACTGGATCAACGCCGGCAAGCTGCGCGCCGAACGCACGCTCGGCGGGCATTTGCGGGTCCGCGAAGAGGACGCCGAAAAAATAACGCTGCAAAACACCCCAAAACGCTTCGAATCGTAATCCTCCCGCTCTTCCCTTCTCTGAACGCTGTGTGCAGTCTTACGAGACATGTAGTCGAAACCCCACGTCCAGGGGTGTGATGGAGGCTCCACGGGTTGGCGTGGAGCTGACGGCCGGTCATGCCAACCACAGAAAGGACGACCCGGTCATGTTTGCAGAACTGTTCGGAATTTTCCCGGTGCGGAACGCGGAGTTGCGGAGCGTGGCGGATTTCTGCAACGAGTGCGCCCACAACGTCGCCGAGGAGCCCAGCGCCGGGCTGACCATCGGCTTCGACGAGCACGCCATCAAGCGCATTCAGGGGTGGCTGACCAATCTGGTCGAGCGCGCCGACGCGCTCATCGCGCGGCCCATTCCCGATCTGCCGACGACGCACCGCATCAAGTTCGACTGCCAGCACGACGAAGTGCCGTCGCTGAAGTCGATCGACGGCAAGGCGGTCAACGGCGACGCGGAAGCGCTGGTCATCATGTTCCAGACCATTGCCTACGAACTGTCGCATTCGAACTCGGCGGCCATCGGCGGCGGCGTCATCGAGGCCGACGGCATCCGCCTGAAGGCGAATCTGGGGGCCATCGAGCAATTCCTCTCCTCGATCGAGGAAGGCAGCGAAGTCGACTTCCCGAACACGGCGGCGCCCGAAGCGACCGCCGAGCTGACGTCACGCAGGAAGTAGGCGCCCGCGCGCGTGCACGTGGGCCCGCGCGTCTCGCGGGCCCCGTGATTTCACAACAAGGGTTGATCAATGCCATTCCAGGCAGGCAAGTCCGGGAATCCCGGCGGCCGGCCGAAGGGACTCGGCGCCGCGCTTCGTCAGCGGTACGGCGAGGACGGCGGGAAGCTGATTGCACGACTGGAAGAGTTCGCCTTCGGTCGCGTCAAGCGGTGTTCGCACAAGGTGCAGGTCCAGGCGCTCAAGGAACTGCTCGAGCGTGGATGGGGCAAAGCCCCGCAGGAGGTTGTCGGTGATCCGGATCGGCCGATTCAGCACCGCGTCACTTTTGGCGGTCGCTATCGTCCTGATGGCTCCTCGTCCTAGCACGGGCGAGGGCATGGCCGCGTTCTGGGCCCATGTCCTCGAGCCCACGCCCGAGGCGCCGCCCGAGGAATTTTCCATCTGGTGGGGCCCGATCCCGGGGACCGCGCAGGAGTGCTTCCTCGACGATGACACGCCCGATGCCGCGCTGCTCTTCTGCGGCGGCTGGGGATCCGGCAAGACGATGACGCTCTGGGGCAAGGTCCTGAAGCTCAGTGTCATCAACTACCCGCTGCCGCTCATCTGGGTCGTGCCGCAGTACGACCATATCGAACACACGCTGCTGCCGAAGCTCGAGGAGCTCGACCCACGGACCGGCCATCCCTGGTTCCTGCGCAGCGACATGTACCGGTATCACCAGACGAAGCACGAGCTCCACTGGGAGCTGGGCGGCCCGATCTGGTTCAAGTCCGGCGAACACGCGGAGGCGATCGCGGGGCCGAACGTCGCGGCGGCCGCCGTCGACGAGCCGTCGCTCATCTCGCAAAAAGGGTGGCGCAACACCACGGCGCGCGTGCGCCACACGAACGCCCGCCTGCGTCAGAGCGTGGCTGCCGGCACCGCCGACGACCTGTCCTGGATGCAGGACTACTTCTTCGATCCCGAGCGACCCGACCGGTACAAGCGCTACGAGATGGCGACGACTGACAACCGCGAGCTGCTCGAGTTCGATCCGACCTACGTGCAGCGCGTCATGGAGAACGCGACCGAGGCCGAGATTGCCGCGTTCGTCCAGGGCAAAGGCGTGCTCCTCGAGGGGCAGCCCGCGTATCCGCCCTTTCTCGACACGCTGCACTGGACGAAAGACGTCCCCGAGGCCGATCCCGCGCAACCGCTCGTGCTCTGCTGCGACTTCAACGTCGCGCCGATGTGCTGGGTCATCGGCCAGAAACGCGTCGGGCAGCACGGCCCTGAGCCGCACGTGCTCGAGGGCATCACGCAGGATGTTGCCACCACCGACAGCGCCTGCGACGAATTCCTCCGGAAGTTTCCGAGCTGGCCGGCGGGCATTCACGTCTATGGTGACTGCAACGGCCGGAACCGCGATGTCCGTTCGCACAAATCGAACTACACCATCATCCAGGAACGCCTCAGCCAGGTCGGCCCCGTCACGCTCGTCGTGCCGCGGCAGAACCCGCCGGTCCAGAGCCGCCTCAACGCGGTGAATCGCCTCTTGAAGAACGCGAACGGCGTGACGCGCCTCTGGATTCGCAAGTGGGATCCGGCGCGCACCTGTCCGACCCGGCAGCTCGTGCGCTCGCTGCAGCGCTCGAAGATGGCGGCCGGCAAACAGGACGTCGAGAAGAAGTCCGGCGAGACCATCACGCACGCCGGCGAAGCGCTCGGGTACTGGGTTCATCGCGAGTGGCCGGCGGATAAGCCGCAGGTCGCCTTCGGCAGCACCTCACTCGATTACTGAGGAATCGCATCATGAGTCAGACCGCACACAAACTCGCCGTCGCCGGTGCCGTCACGCCGTATCTGATTCCGAAGCACGGGTTCTACGCGGCCAAGGATGGACGCGGCGCGACGGTGTTGCCGGACGACCTGCCGCTGCGGCGTCGGCTCGCCGGCGGGTGGCTCGAAACCTGTCTGCGCGTGCGCCTGTGTCTGAAAGGGTTCTGGCGCGGCCTGACGCAGGGGCTGGGCGTCATCGGCGTGGGCCGCCTCTACATCTCGGTGATTCGTGCGAACGGCCGCATTGAACATCTCGGCCTGGTGAGCACGCAGGTCATCACCGATGCCGGCGTGGCGTTCCTGGTGGATGACTGGGACAGCGATGCCCAGGACATCACCACGCTCCACTTTCACGGCTGCGGGACCGGCACGAACGCGGAGGCCGTCGGGGATACCGCACTGCAGACGGAGAGCACGACCGCCCTCAACCCGGATTCCACACGCGCGACGGGCACGGAGTCCCAACCGGCCGCGAATCAGCTCCGCACGGTGGGGACGCTGACGTTCGACGCGACGGCGGCGGTGACCGAGCACGGCATTTTCTCGCAGGCCGCGACGGGCGGCGGCACGCTGTGGGACCGCAGCGTGTTCAGCGCGATCAACGTGGGGTCGGGGGATTCGATTCAGTTCACCTACACCTGCACCGTGAGTAGCGGCGGATAGCGCGGCTGACATGGCGTGGACACCACCAGCCCGGAACCGGACGGGGATTCAGTTCGCGGCGATCCGCGATGGCTTCGATCAGCGATTCGAAGCCGTCCATGATGCCTTGTCGGCGGCGTATTACGACTTCTGGCGACAGGGGGACGCGCAGGCGGTGACGATTGGCGATCTCCTCTTCAACGTGGTGGGCGGCACGCCGCGCATCCGTCGCATCTCGACCAACAATCTGCGGACGTTTCCCAGCGTGACCGCGAAGCAGTTCTTTGATCGGCTGCATGCGCGCATTCACCGGGAATATACCGTGCGGTTTCATCAGCGAGTACTCGATCTCCCATTGGCGGAACGGCCTGCGGCTGAGAAGTACGACCTCACCGAACAGCAGGCGCGTGCGGATGCGGAGCAGGCGGAACTCGACGCGGACACGGCCGCCGGGTTCGATTTAGAGATCCCGTAAGTGGGCTGGACGCAGATCACGCCCGTGGACATCACGCCCGGATCGGGCGCGGGCGCCTGGACGGATGTCGATGTCACGGCGTATGTGCCGGCCGGGACGAAGGTCGTGGGGTTGCGACTGGTCAACACGTCGGCGTCAGCGGCGGCGATGGGGGTGCGGCCTAACGGCTCAAGCGACAACCGCACCACGGGCCTACAGGCGACCGATCATCAGGGCTGCATCATCGGGCTCGATGGTAGCTTGATTTTCGAGGTGAACTTCGCGTCGATGACGGCGCAAGACGTGTATCTCATCGGCTACGGCGACAGCGACTTTGTCGCCTTCACGAATGCGCCCGACAAATCGGCGGCCGGGACCGGCGTGGAAGACATTGACGTCTCGGGCGATACGGGCGGAGACACCGCGGTCGGGATCGGGTTGGAGTTCATCGGCGGCACGTCGTCGAACTGGATGGTCCGCAAGAACGGGAGCACGGACAACCGCTCGCAGGACAACGTGCAACAGCATTGTTTTGTGGCGATCGGCGTGGACGGGTCGGAACTCGCCGAGCAGCAAGTCGGGGCGACGACGATTGATTGTTTCCTGAACTGGTATGTGACGGCGCGGGCCACGTTCAACACGAACGCCACCGATGTGAGCACGGGCACGACGGGGAGTTACGTGGACATGACGGCGCTCGCGGCTGGAGCGGTGGCGGCGTGGTACGAATCGTTCTCCGCGTCGGGCACGACGGCGAAGGCGTACCGCGACAAGGACGACAGCGCGTGGGACATCTACCCGGCGTCACAATCCGGGAAACACGCCTTTTACATCATCGGGCTCGACAGTGCGCGCGTGGGGCAACAGAAGATCAGCGGGACCGGCGGCGACACGTATGAGATCGGGTACTACACGGCACCGGTGGCTGGTACGACGATGCGGCCGCCGCCGACGGTTGTGACGCAAGCGGTCACGCGGGCGGCCGCGTGAGGAGAGGCAGATAGATGGCTGCGCGCTACACCGCAGAAACCACCGGCGACATCGCGCTGAGCGCGGCGACCGCGAAGACGATCCTGAACGTCATCGCGGGGAGCAACGCACTCGTGCGGCTGATTGAGTTGGGCGTGTCGTTCGATGGCGTGACCGCCAGCGCCGAGCCCGTGACAGTCGAGCTGTGTTCCTCGACACAGGCCGGCGCCGGCACCTCGACGAGTCACACCATCGTGCAGAGCGGCGGTCCCACGCGGACCGTGCAAGCGACCGCCCAACGCAATTACTCAGCCGAACCGACGACGCTGACGGTCCTGAAGCGCTGGCTCGTGCCGGCTTTTATGGGGTCGCTGGTCCTGCAGTTCCCGCTCGGGCGCGAGCCTGAGCAGGTGACGACGGCAGATGGGCTGTGTCTGCGCTGCACGGCGCCGGCCACCGTGAACGTCCAGGGCTATATGGAGTTCGAAGAAGGCTAATGGCGCAACACGGACGCAGTTTCGTCTATCGGGCTCTGGCGACGGTGGTGCGTGTTGCCAGCGTGCTGTTCGTGTCGACGCTCGACGGGACCCTGAGCACCGCCGGTGCGCTGCTCACGCTGGCGCAGAAGGTCCTCGCGGGCACCGTCACGACAGCCGGCGCGGTGCTGACGCAGACCGCGACGCACCTCACCGGGACGCTGACGAGCAGTAGTGCGCTCGTGAAGCAGACGGCGACCGCGTTCACGGCCACCCTCCCCACGGCCGGGGCGCTCGTGCGCCAGGCGCAGAAGGTCCTCGCCGGCACGGTCAGCGCGACGGGTGCGCTGGTCGGGCAGGCCCTCAAGGTCCTGGCCAGCACGCTGACCACGGCCGGCGCCGTCCTGAAACACACCAGCACGTTCCTGACGGGGACGCTGACGACCGCCGGCGCGTTGGTGGCGGTCCGGATCGTGTTGCAGTCCGTGACGGGGACGCTGACGAGTGCCGGCGCCCTGCTCATCCAAACCCAGAAGACGCTGACGGGGACGCTGACGACCAGCGGCGCCCTTCTAAAACTCACGAGCACGTTCCTCGCCGGTACGCTGACGACGGCTGGCGCGCTGGCGGCGATCAAGATTGCCCTCCAATCCGTCGCGGGCACGCTGACCACCGCCGCCGTCTTGACCACGCAGACGGCAAAGCTGCTGACGGGGACGCTGACCACGGCCGGGGCCCTCGTTCGTGAGACGCGGCGCGCCTTTACTGGCGCCCTCACGACCAGTGCCACGCTGCTGAAGCAGACGAGCACGTTCCTGACCGCGACCCTCACGACCGCGGGCGTCTTGGCGGCCGTCAGGCTGGTGGTCGCGTCGGTGAGCGGCACCCTCACGACGGCGGGCGCGCTGCTCATCCAGGCGCAGACGCTCCTGACGGGCACGCTCACGAGCGCCGGCACACTCGTGCGCCAAGCGCAGAAGGCGCTGAGCGGCACGCTGACCACGGCCGGCGTCCTCGCCTCGGTCAAGATCGCGCTGTTCTCTGTCGCCGGCACGCTGACGACGGCGGGCGCGTTGCTGACGCACACCAGCACACTCCTGACAGGCGCGCTCACCACGGCAGGCGCCCTGGTCAAGGAACCGCGGCGCGCCCTCACGGCCACCCTGACCGCCGCCGGGGCCATCGTCGCGCTGGGGCAGAAAGCGCTGACCGGCACGCTGACGAGCGCGGGCACGCTCGCGCGCGCGGTGTCGTTCGCGCTTCTGGCGACGCTGACGCCCACGGGCACGCTCGCGAAGGCGACGACCCACAGCGTCGCCGCATCCCTCGTGATGGCTGGCGTGCTCACCGCCGTCATCCCGGGTGCGAGCCTGGGCGCGATCGAGCACACCGAGGCGGTGGCCGCCCTGGCGACCCGCACGGTCGATGCAGCGGTACGCCTCCGGGACACGACGATCACGCTGCCGGCGCGCACGGTGTCCGCCTCCGTGCGCCGGCGCGAGACGGTGCCGAGCCTGCCAGTCCGCACCACGGAGCAGCTCCCATGAGCGCGCCCCTCAACCTGATCGAAGGCTGGACGGGCGATTTGGACTTCACGCTGAAGGCCGACGGCAGTGCCATCAACGGGACGGGCACCACGCCGACGCTCGTCCTGCGCGATCGGAACGGCGGGACGGTGGATATGACGGGCAAAGTGGCCTGGATCTCGGCGGCGGCGGGCACGGTGCGCTATTCCCCGGCCGCGACCGATCTGAAAGCCCAGCTCTCGCCGTACGAAGCTCGATTCAAAGTGACCGATGCGAGTAGCAAGGACGTGTTCTTTCCCAACGGGGCCGCGGATGTCTGGACGGTGAGGACGTAATGGCGCGCGCGACGACGACCTCGAAGACGCCGGCGGCCCCCAAAGCGCACCCGCTGTACGCGGACTTCCAACCCGAATGGGTGAAGCTCGCCCACGTGCGCGAGGGCACGGGCGGGTTCATGGACGGCACCTACCTCATCGCGCATCCGCGCGAATGGGAAGACCACGAATCGCCGACGCCGCGCGTCCCCACGAAGAAGCTCAAGGCCCGCCGCGCGCTCGCCTGTTACGAGAACATCGCCGCCACGATTATCGAGGCGAAGAAGTCGGCGCTCTTCCGCGAGACCGTGACGCGTCGCGTGGGGGATGCGCCCGACACGCCGATCGCGCCGGCCGTCCCACCGCCGAAAGATCCGACCAAGCCGAAGGCGGCCGGCGGCGCTGCTGAGGACGAGCCGCCGGAACCAACACCCGCGCCGGCGCCGGTCCCGACGAAAAAGCCGAAGACACCGGTCGAGCTGTGGTGGGAGAACGTTGACGGACGCAAGACGGGCATCGACGACTACATCAAAGCGGCCTGGGATCCCGGCGCGACCTTCGGCTACATGGTGATCTACATGGACCGTCCGAAAGGGCCAGAGCCGCAGACGGCCGCCGATCAGCAGATGCCGATCCTCCGCGCGTACACGCCGATCGACCTGGTCGACTGGGCGGTCGACGACAACGGCGAGCTGATGGAGGTCAAGCTGCTCGAGGCGGCGCCGCGCACGCTGAACGACCCGGCGTCGCAGCAGCTGAACTATCGCGTGCGCTATATCACCCGTGAGACGTGGCAGCTGCAGGACAAGGACGGCACGGCGCTCGAGCAGGGCGATCACCAGATGGGCACGCTGCCCGTCGTGCTGCTCTACACGCAGCGGCGGCCGCTGACGCCCATCATCGGCCAGTCCGTTCTCGGCCAGGCGCAGCTCTACATCGACGTGTACAACCTGCGGAGTGAGACGCGCGAACTCCTGCGGAATCAGGTGTTCAGCATTCTCAACGTCCCGCTGGGCAGCGGGCCCGACGCGATGAGCGTCGAGGACGCGAAGAAGCTGATGGGCACGAAGATCGGTACCGACAACGTGCTGTTCTCCGGCCTGGCGGCGAGCTTCATCACGGCCGCGGCTGAAAACGTGGAGGTCTACCAGAAAGAAATCGCCGACCGTCTCCGCACGATCTATCGGTGTGCGGGCGTCCCGTGGGAAGCGGACAGCCGCGATGCCGAAGCCGAAGGGTCCCATAAGCTCAAGCGCGAGGAGCTGAATCAGCGCTTGTCGTCCTACGCCGACGAAATCGAAAAGGCGGAATACAAGCTGGTCGAGCTCTTCTATCGCGCGATGCACGGTGCCGACGCGTACGAGAAGGCGCTCGAGAAGGACCAGGTCGTCATCCGCTACCCCGATACGTTCGACATCACGCCGTTTGCGGAAGTCCTCGAGCAGGCGCAGGCCGCCATCTCGCTCGGCATGCCGGCGCTCTTCCTGAAGGAGCTGCGCAAGCGGCTCGTGTCGAAGTTCATGCCGGATCTGCCGCCGGCGACCGAAGCCGCGATCACCGCGGCCATCGACGGCGCGCCCGATGACCTCACGCCGGCGGAACGGATGAAGGAGCGCATCAAGGCCACGAGCCAGGCGCTGAAGGAGGAAACCGCCGCATGAGTCGGCCGACCCTCCGCCTGGTGAAAGGCGCCCGCAAGGTCGCGACGACGGTCGACCAGGCCGCGCGGACGTTCGAGCGCGAGCTCGCGCGCGTGTACCGCGAGCTCAGTCGACGCCTGGCCACGACGATCGAACAGGCCGCCGCGGGGTCGCGGACGGCCATTGTGCAGGCCAGCCAGGCGGCACAGCTCCGGCGGGACCTAGCACGCGCCATGAGCGAGGCCGGCTATCGCCAGCTCGCCGATGTGGCCACGGGCGATCCGCTCGATCGCGTGGTCCGCGACGTCCTGGCGACGCGTCGGCTCGCCGGCGCCAGTGCGCAACTCTCCACAGGCGCCCGTGTCCGTCTCGAGGCGCTGCGGGGCCTCCAGTTGGAAGACTTGCTCGACGAAGGCGCCGAGGCCGCGCGTGCGTTGTGGCAGGCGACGACGCGCGGCATCTTCGGTAGCCGGCCGGTCGATCGGATTCTTGACGACCTCGAGGACGTGCTCGACGGCTCCGCGGCTGAGATTCGCACGCTCTACGACACGTCGGTCTCGATCTACGGGCGCCAGGTGGAAGCGCTGCAGGCCGGGGACGACGCCGACACAACCTTCGCCTACCTCGGGCCCGCGGACGAGGTCACGCGACCGTTCTGCCGGAAGCACGTCGGCCGCGTCTACACGCGCGCGCAAATCGATCGGCTCGACAACGGGCAGCTCGACAACGTGTTCCTGACGGGCGGCGGGTACAACTGCCGACACACCTGGATTGAGATCGCGAAGTCGAGCGAGCTGCAGGACCTGGTCGGCACGAAGGACCGCATCCCCGAAGTGGCCGAGCAGCTCGACGAGCTCGAGGAGGCCGCCTGATGGAGCGGCTCCCATGGACGTACGAGCAGGGCGACCCGGCGATCGCGCTCTTCACGAAGGCGTACGAGCGCTGGCCGATGCCGTTCCTGCCTGGGCAACGCATCATCGAACTCGGCTGCGCCGAGACCGACTGGCTCGAGCGGATGCACGCGCTCGACCCGACACTCGACCTACACGGTGTGGATGCCCGGCGCGATCGCGACCCGCATGGCTGGAGTCAGTACCACGCGAGCGCGATCGACGCGCAGCTCTTCCGTGAGGGCACATTCGACTGGGTGGTGATGCTGGGCGCCCTCGAACACTTCGGCCTCGGCTACTACGGCGACCCGGTCGACGACGCCGGCGACGTGAAAACAATGCAGAACGTCGTGCGCTGGCTGAAGCCCGGCGGGCACGTGTACTTCGATGTGCCGTTCAACCCGACGTATCGCGTGACCGAGAACCGGCACTTCCGCATCTACAACACCGACGCCCTGGCGCTGCGGCTGATTGTGCCAGGGCTGATGGTGCGCGAGCACGCATTCTCGCTGCCCGAACCGGATGCCGGCACATGGATCCCCGAACCGACCGAGGACCGCGAGCCGTATCACTTCGTCGCGGTCTGGGCAGAGCGGTTATGAGCGTCAAGGTCAACAAGAACTTTGGGCGGCTGGAGGACATTCCGCTGTCAAACCGCGAGCTCATCCGCGAGCTGCTGTTGCTCGCGCGCGAGCGCGTGATTCGCCGCACGCTGGCCGGGCAGTCGTCCGAGGGCGTGGCGTTTGTTCCCTACTCGCCCGGGTACCTGAAGGCGAAGCGGAAGGCGCTGGGGACGTCGGGGCGGCCGAACCTGCAGGCCTCGGGCCGGATGCTGAACGAGATCACCATCGTCGAGCTCACCGACACGCGCGGGACGCTCGGGTTCAGCAGCTGATGGCGAAGAAGCGGCGGACCACGTTCAATCAACGCAGCCGGGCGAAGAGCTCGGCGGAAAAGGCGGCGTATCACGATGTCAGCGGGGCCGGCCGGAGTAAGGTGCGGCGGCCGTTTTTCAGTTTGACCGAGTCGGATGAAGAGGTACTGAGCGAGCGGTATCGCCAGTTCCTCGATCGCACGACGCAGTCCTCGCGCTGAGGACGTTGGAGGGATAGGAGCCATGGAGAAGAAAACCTTCGAACTGCCCACGGACGAGAAGGGCGCCGTGTTCATTCCGGACGAGCTGTTGCCGAACTTTCAACCGGCGATCGATCGGCTGACGGCGAAGCGCATCAACGATGTGCGCACCGAAGCCCAGAAGGAAATCGATGCGCTGAAGAAGAGCGCGGCGAACCCGGCCGACCTCGAGCGCCTGCGACAGCTCGAGGAGAAGGAAAAGGCGCGCGCGATCGAGGACGAGGAGAAGGCGAAAAACTACAAGGAAGCCCTGGCGCTGAAAGACAAGGACATCACCGAGAAGCTCGGCGCCAAGGACCAAGAGATCAAGCGCCACCGTGACGCGCTGCAGTCCGGCCTGCGGGCCGAGATTCGCGCGGCCGCGGCCAAAAGTGGTGCCCGCGATGAATCCATCGCGGAGCTCGAACAGTTGCTCATCGGGCGATTGGACCTCGACAAGGACTTCGCAGTGATCGTGAAAGGCGCCGACGGGCAGCCCGCTGTCGACGCGGAGAAGAAGCCCTTAACGGTCGAGGGAATGGTCAGCACGTACCTGGACGCGAATCCGCATCATCGCAAAGCGGCCGGCGGGACCGGCGGCGGCGCACGGGGCGGCGCGTCTCTCCACACCAATCTGCCGCCGGCAGCCAGGGCGGCTTACGACAAGGTCGTCGCCGCGCAAAAGCGCCTCGACGATGGCGATCGCTCCGATCAGGCCATCACCGACCTCTTCGAAGCCAACCGGGAGCTGACGCGGGCGAAAGCGGGAGTCAAATAGCCATGCCATTTTCAGGACTGAGCACGAATCGTCTGTTCATCCCCAACCTGGTCGGTGAGGACATCTCGCCGATCATCACCTCGCTCGCGCCCGTCGAAGCGCCGGTCCTCGACTGGCTCGGCGACGCGGCGGTGTTCGCGCAGCAGCCCAAGCACGAGTACGTGATGGACTTTCTGCGGCCGCACTACATCGTCGCGTCGACGGCGATCAACTCGGCGACCGCGGCGACGGCGTTCCAGACCAACGGCCTCGGCGAAGCGCTGGTCGTCGGGACTCTGCTCGAGAACGAATCGGCGGCGCCGGAAATCGTGCAGGTGACCTCCATCGTCGGCCCGAACTCGATCGTCGTGAGCCGCAACTACGACGGGTCGGGCATCGGCTCGCTCGCCGCGGGCGGGCAGCTCTACGTGCGCGGGCCGGCCGGCATCGAAGGTCAGGAGCACTCGGGGCAGCACACCGCGCGCCCGGGCGTCCGGACCGCGAACACGGTCGGGCTGTTCAACATCCCGATCGCGGTCTCGGGCACGCAGGATGCGATTCAGCGCCTGACGCTCGGGAACGAGTCGTTCGAAGCCGCCCGCGCGAAAATCTTCCGGCAGGTCCCCTCGGACCTCGAGAAGGAAGTGCTCCGCGGCGTGCTGAACGCGACGAACTCGCTGGGCACGTCCACAGCGAGTCGGTCGATGAAAGGCATCCGCGGCCACATCACGACCGTCAACTCGACGATCGCCGCGGCGTCATTCAACGCGAACCCGCATCTCTACATCGGCAACGTCTGGCAGCAGGTCTACAACAACGGCGCGTCCGAGAACGAGACCTGGGGCATCGTGGCGGGCGCGACGTTCTTCCGCGACATCTCGAACATGAACGACTCGAAGGTGCAGGACACCAACGCCCGCGAGGTGTTCAAGCGGGTGATCCGGAACTACGAGGGCCCGTTCGGCCAGTGCACGGTGTTCCTCAGCCGCGTGCTGCCCGCCACGGAGCTGCTGCTCCTGCCGCGGGAACGCGTCCGGGTGCTGCCGTTGAACGGCCGGAGCTTCGGGTATCAGGAGATGGGCCTCTCGGGTGACAACCGGAAGGGCCACGTCGTCGGGGAGTACACCGTCGAAGTGCACCACGAAAGTGCGATGGCGCGCCTGCGCGTCTGAGCGTGCGTCTGGAGGCGGGGGCGGGTGACCGCCCTCGCCGTTCGGTGGGAGGATCGATGGATCCGGTCATTCAAGAAATACAGCGGGCTCGCGCGGGTGACATCCGTCCGGATGTCTTTCGGCGCTGGGCGCGCTATCTGCGCGAGCAGATTCAGCCGCAGCTCGACGAGCTCGCCGAGCTGAAGCAACACCCGCAGGCGGCGAAGGCGCCGTCGAAGAAAAAGGAGACCGTGTGAGCCCGTTGACGATTGGCTTCTTTATCGACTCTGTCGTCTTTACGCCCGGCGTGGTGTCGGGCGCGGAGTCGCTCGGCGGGTCGGAGTCCGCCTGTCTCGGTCTCGCGCGCGCGCTGAAAGCCCGCGGGCATCGCGTCTACATCTTCGCGACCAAGCTCGACCCGGCGGCCGCGAAGACCGACCATGCCGGCGTCGAGTGGCATCCGCTCGAGCACGTCGCCGTGCTGAACCAGTACATCGAGTGGGACGTGTTCGTCTCGCTGCGGATGCCGGGCTTCTTCGCCGGCCACAGCGTGAACGCGCGCCTGAAGCTCCTCTGGTCGCAGGACCTGATGACCGGCGAAGACATGAAGGCGCAGACGATGGCGGCCGCCTGGCAGGTCGACCACTACGTGTACGTGTCCGAGTTCCATCGCCGGCAGTGGGAGGCGAACGCGCCCGAGCTGGCTCCGCGCGGGTACGCCTCGCGCAACGGGTTCGACCCGGCGCTGGTGCCGGCCGATGTCACGAAGAAGCCGAATCAGATCATCCATATCAGCCGGCCCGAGCGTGGGCTGAAACCCCTCCTCGCGATCTGGCCGAAGATTCGCGCTGCCCACCCGCACGCCGAACTCGTGCTCTGCCGCTACAGCTCGATGTACGACCCGGGGGGCTGGGGCGAGATCTGCAAGCACTACGACCGTCAGGTCGACGCCGTCAACCAACAGACCGGCGGCCTCACTTTCCTCGGCGAGCTCGGCAAGCCCGCCCTCTACCAGGCGCTCGCCGAGTCGGCCGTGATGCTCTACCCCGGCGTGGCGACGTTCGCGGAAACGTCCTGCATTGCCGCGATCGAGGCGCAGGCCTGCGGGACGCCGTTCGTGGGGTCCTACAAGGGCGCGCTGCCCGAGACGGCGGCGCCGGCCTATCGACACGGGCATCTGCTCCGCGGCGATGCGGAGCGTGACGACACATACCACGCGGCCGCGGTGGCGGCCGTGGTCGCGCTCCTGGACGGCTGCGCCCGCCAGTCGAAGGACTACCGCCGGCTGCAGCTCGAGGGGCGCACGCACGTGGCGCGATATGCCTACGACGTCATCGCGGCGGAGTGGGAGACGCAGATCGAGACATGGTTCAGCGAACGGTACGAGGCGAACCGGATCCGCGTGATGCGACAGCTGCTGCACGAAGACGACCACGTCGCCGCGAAGGCCGTGGCTGAGGACATCGTCGAGTCGACCGGCCATTGCTGCGTCGATGGCGTGCTCGAGGCGCCCACGAATTCTCCAGAGCTGTTCGAGGCTGTTGGCGCGGTGAAATTCTGTGATTACGTCATCGCCGGCAAGGACCACACTGCCGAGAACTATGCGGCGCACGCGGCCGACCCGCTGATGGAGGCGGAGTACTCCGAACGCTTCAAGGCCGTGGTGCCGATGTTCAAGGACTGCACGCGCGTCCTCGACGTTGCCTGCGGCAACGGATCGTTCGCGCTGAAGCTCGCGAAGACCCATCCGACCATTCGCGTCGTCGGCCTCGACTACGCCGAGGGCAATATCGCCGTCGCGCGCGCGGCCGCCGAGCAGCTCGGCCTGGCGGACCGCTGCACGTTCATCGCGCTACCGGTCTACGACTTCGACACGCAGGGCCTGACGGACGCCTGGCAGGCGTTCGCCCGAGAGAACCAAGCGGCCTACGACGGCCTCTTCGTTGGCGAGTTCATCGAACACTGCGCCGGCTACCAGGCCGTCATCGACGGCCTCGAGGTCGCCCTGCAGCCAGACGCGCTCGCCATCTACACGTGCCCGAACGGCCCGATGGTGGAGATCATCGGACGGCACGTCCCGATTCACCGTGGCCACGTCCACCGCTTCGCGTCCGACGACGTCGAGGCGGTGTGGGGCCCGAAGTCCGATTGGAACGCCGCGTACGTGTCAGCTGGCTACACCGTCCGCGGCAAGCCGCTCGGCAACTGGATTATCAGCTACCGGCATGAACCCGGGCGGCCCGCCGGTCAGCGGCCGCTCGAGGCCCGCATCGCCCGCACGCGGCCGCAGCAGCGGCTGTCGGTCATGCTCATCGTGAAGGATGCCGAGCAGGACCTGGCACGCTGCCTCGACAGCGTCTGGAGTATCGCGCACGAGATCATCGTCGGCGACACCGGGTCCACCGACCACACGAAGGCGATCGCGCGGGACTACGGCGCAACGGTCCTCGACCTGGCGCCCGTCGAAGAACAGGCCGAAGGCTTCGCCGGCGCGCGCAACGCTGTCCTGGCCGCGGCGACCGGCGACTGGGTGCTGTGGATTGACGCCGACGAGATGGTGGTCGGCGCCGAGCACGTGAGCAAGTACACCGAAACGGGCGTGTTCCAAGGCTACGTGCTGCACCAGACGCACCTCTACATGGACATGGCACCGAGCTATGACATCCCGGTGCGCCTCTTCCGCCGCGAGCCGCAGATTCGCTTCTTCGGTTGCGTGCACGAGCAGCCCGGCAACGGGGACGCGAACACGGACCTCTTCCCCGTCCTCGAGGTGATGCACGAGCTCGCGATCGCGCACACCGGGTACCTGACCGAACTCACGCGGCGGCAGAAGATGCTGCACCGCAACCTACCGCTGCTCGTGAAGGACCGCCAGGTCTTCAAGGAGCGGACGCTCGGCATCGTGCTGGTCATCCGCGACTACGTGAACCTCGCCGACCACGACCGCGAGCAGCACGGGGGTCGCGTCGACGGGCGCGCGGTGGGCTGGTACCAGCAGGCGATCGCGCTCTTCGAGCAGCACTTCGCCGACCCGGCGCACAAGTTCCATCAGATCGCCCGGCCCTACTACGAGACCGCCATTCGCACGCTCGGCCGCGCGTACGAGATTCAAATTGCGCTCGGCGGGCGCTACGGCGGCATGGAAAACCGGCGCGCGACTGTCGAGTCGATCTGGGTGCAGAACTCCGCGGAGATCCGGCGGATGCTGCTGCACAAGCTCGACAGCATCGAAACGAAGATGCACCCGCTGCCGCTGCACGTCGATCCGTTCGAGGACCTGGTCCCTGTGACCCAGCCAGTCACGACGGCGGAACCGATGGCGGAGGTGTCGGCATGAGCTGGCATCCGAGCGACCTCGTCACCAACGCCGACCTGGCCGCCTATGAGAACCAGGTGATGCAGCGGTTCGGGCAGTCGGATTGGTCGGCGAAGGTGACCAAGGCGCTCGAGGACTGGCTCTTCCCCACGCTGAAGGCGCGGGGATTCGATCCGTTCCGGTTGCGGACGCGGCTCGAGCCGGCGCTCGTGCTGACGTACACAAGCAGCGCCTTCGCCGATCGGACGGCCGACGCGCGTTCCACCGATGCCGATGATCTGAACCTCGCCACCATTCTGGCGGCGTCGACGGATTACCTCTACGTCGGGCTGACGCAGCCGTTCCGTGGCGTGCATGTCCGGATGCTCGACCAGGTCTCCTCGGCCGCGGCCGTGCTCACCGCGCAGTACTGGGCGGATGCCTGGACAGCGCTCACGGTGGCCGACGGCACCGCGAAAACCACCGGCAAGCCGTTCAGCGGGGGCGGGTCACTTACGTGGGGGGTGCCGACGGACTGGAGCGTGCGCAAGGTCAACAACAGCGCCGACCTGTACTGGGTCCGGCTATCGCTCTCGGCCGCACCCACCGGCGCGAAGGCGACGCAGCTCGGGGGCGTCCGCGCGTCGGTCTTCCGGGCGCCGGTCGCGCTGCGCACGTTGCAGCTCATCTTCCGCGAGGCGCCGACTGGGCAGGACGGGCCCTGGCTCGAGAAGGCCGAGTTCTACAAGGACGAAGCGGACGCGGCGCTCACGCGCGCGCTCGAGATTTGCGGCGGCGAGTTCGACACCGATGCGAGCGATCAGATCTCCGCCGATGAAGCCGACCAGACGCCGGAAGAAGCGGGCGGCGGCTGGCAGATGGAGCGCGGCTGATGGAGTTGAAGGGCGACATTCACGTGATGCCTGTCGACGATCTCTGGGAGCACGTCGACTCCGACGACTGCTGGTGTGAGCCACGCCTCGAGGGTGAGAGTCGTCCGTTTGTCGTCGTACACCACAGCGCCGATCGACGCGAGTTCTTCGAGGGGCGCATCATGCCGCTCGATGGAGTGAGCACGTAAATGCGACGCGCCTGGCGAGACTTTTGGGCGGCGTTCTGGCTGGCCTTCGAGGCCGCGCGGAACCGCGCGCCGCGGTGCACGCCCAATCCTGCACCGGCCGCCGACGTGCCGCGCGAGATCGTGTGGCCGGACTCACGCATCGTCTGCACCTTGCTGATCGACTGCGAGCTCTGCGGCGAGTCGTTCGTCCAGACGACGGAAGGCTGGCTCCTCGACCACGCCGGCCAGCATCTCGTCTGCCCGATTTGCACGCTGCCGACGCCGCAGGTCATCTGCTATGAGGCGCGCGCCTGATGGCCGCGAATCGCGCCGAGCTGGTCTGGGCCCGCGTGAACTCGGTGTGCGCGAGTGCGCCGTTCGACTTCATCCAGGCGCCGTCGCCGTTTTCGTTCAGTCAGACGCCGACCGGCCTCATCGATCGGGCGTTTCGGATCGAGATGGAAGAAGCCGGGGTCATCGGCGGCCTCAGCTACACGGAAGATCGGACGGACCTCGTGCACATCTGGGTCGCGCGCGCGCTCGCGAGTGCGCCGCAGGACACCTATCGCAGCCTCCTGACGGACGCGACGTCGCTCACCGCGGCGGTCGTTCGGGACGGGGCGGAGCTCGGCGGCGACTACGACGTGCCTGATGACGGGCGCGGGAAGACCCTCGAACACGATCGAACCAACGAATTTGCGCTGCTGCGCCTCACGTTGCCCGTGAACTACGAGGCCGCGCTGTAAAGGAGTTTCATCATGGCGGGAGTCACCGGCCGACAGGCCGACATCGCGTTTGCGAAATTTGCGACGAACTCGTGGGGCGTCGCGGCGAGCGTCACGAAGGGGATCTACTTTTCCAGTGATGGCGGGCTGAAGTTCTCGCCGTCGATTGTCGTTGACGACGCGTTCGGCCAGGTCTTCACCGAGCAAGCCGAGGTCGGCAACGTGCCGCCGGTCTCCCCGAACTTCGGCGGCGTCGATCGATTCGACGATTACAACTACGTCTGGGAAGCCCTCGCGATGGGCTCGCCGGCGACGGTGACGATCTCGACGTCGGCCGGCGGCCAGACGACGAGCTGGCAGCACATCATCGACCTCGCACCGAACACGGACGGCCTCGGGTTGACCGCGGCGATCGACAAGGTGGCCTACGTTGACGAACTCACCAGCGCCAAGGTCACCGGCTGGCGCGAGGAGCTCGGCGACGGCGGCATGATGCGGCAGACCTACAAAACGATCGGGACGTACCCGACGAACATCTCGAGCACGAACACCCGCTCGACCGTGGCCGGGGCCACCTATCCCGCACTCGGCAACCGCATCTTTGCCAAGGGCGGCACGTTCCGTATGAACCTGAATACCGCCGGCGCGCTGGGGGCCGGGGACGTCGTGAAGATCGAAAGCGTCGCCTTCGAGTGGGATCGGCCGCAGGATGCGCCGAACGTCTTCGGGCAGAACTTCGTCGACGAGCCGGCCGACAACGGGTTCCCGACGTTCCGGGTCGAAGTGTCGTACCCGCGCCTGACGGCGAACCTGGCGAATTCGCTGCATGCGGGTCTCCGGGCGGGCACCGCGTTCAAAGCCGATCTGACGTTCCTCGGGAACTTCATCAACTCGACGGACCAGTACAAGAAGCTCTACCAGTGGCCGTACCTGCAGCTCGCGCAGGATGGCTTCGAAGCACCGCTCGTCGGCGCGAACCAGGTCAAGCCGAAGGCGATCTTCGAGGCGCGCATCGCCCAGACGTCGCCGACCGGCATGGCGTTCATCAATCCGTTCCGGTTGACCCGCACGATGGTCAACTCGGTGCACGCCTTCTCGTAACCGTTCGCAGGTGGAGGCCCCGCCTGGTGCGGGGCCGTTCGACAAGGAGCCAGACATGGCGTTGGAACTGCTCGACGAAAACGATCGCATCGAAGTGAAGGACAGCGAGCTCGAAGACGTGAACGACCCGGACCAGGACGCGGCGTACACGCTGCGGCCGATTTCAACCACGAAGCAGCGGGAGATTACGAAGCGCCACACCGACCACGTGCTCAACCGACATACCGGCCGGAAAGAGCCGAAGGTAGACGGCGATAAGGTTGCGGATGATCTCCTCGACTTCGCCTTGGTGAGCTGGAGCGGCATCGTGCACAAGGGCAAGTCGTTGCCCTGCGAACGCGAGTACAAGCTCCAGCTCGATGCGGTCAGGAAGAGCGGGCTCCTGATCATCGCCGGTTTGAATCGGACGGAGCGGGAGGCCCAGGCCAAGGCCGAGTCCTTTCGTAGCCCTGCGTAGCTTTTGCGACTACTGGGTCGAGCAGCGGCCGTCCGCCGCGTGTTGTTTGTTCTGTGACGATGAGACGCTCGAGACCGATCCCGAGCAGTTCGAGTGCAGCACCTGTGAGGTGCGTCAGCAATTAGACGGGCTCAGTTCGGAGAACGCCGAGGCGTGGCAGCTCTATCAACGGCTGCTGTCGCGGTTCCTCGTCGACCTCCTGCTGGTCCCGGACATGTTTCGGCACCTGACAGCGGACTGGACACACGAACAGATCGTGGACCGGCTCGAGCGGCTGATGGTGATGTACGACATCCTCAGCCCCCCGCCGCCGAGTCCTTCCTAAATCATTGATATGCGCGAGATGCGAATTGTCGTCGACGTCGAGACGCTGAAGGCGAAGGCGGAATTCCGCACGCTCGACGGCATCATCGCCGGCACGACCCAGCAGGCGCAGGCACTGGGCACGCAGACGTCGAAGCTCGTGGACCAGTACGGGCGCGCGGTTGAGCCGACGCGGCAATTCTCGAACGAGCAGAAAAAGCTCGGCGAGGAAAAGAAAAAGACCGCGGGCGCGTCGGAGATGCTCGTCGGGTCGATTCTGAAGTACGCCTCGTTCGCCGTCATCGGCACGGCGATCCAGCGCACGATCAATTACGCCTCTTCCCTCGAGAAGCTCGCGAACTCGGTGGGGACGACCACGCGCGGGATTCAGGTCTTCGAGAACATCGCGGCCCTGAGTAACACGTCGGTAGAAGCCCTCACGAATGCGATCTATCAGATGTCGCTCCGCCTCGAAGGCGGCGACAAGAGCGCGCTCGCGGCCCTCAAGAAACTCGGCATCGAACTGCACACGTTCATGCGGCTGCCCGCCGAAGAGAAACTCGTCACGATTGCGAAGGCGCTCGGGCAGGTCACGAGCGCCGAAGAACGCAACCGGCTCGGGACAGACCTCATGGGCCGCAGCTTCCGCGACGTGACGGGCGCCATGCGGTCCGACATCGACCAGCTCCGCGACAGCGTCCACACCATGACCGACTCGACGGTCAAGGACCTGAACGTCGCGGAGAGCTGGTGGAAACGCCTGGCCCTCGCGGCACAGCGGTACTTCGGGGACGTGCTGGCGATGGCGGTGCCGAAAGGCGCCTCACCCTGGCTCGCGGCCGCCACGGGGCGGATGCAGGACGCGGCCTTTCTGGGCGGCTGGGGTGGGGCGCCAAACCTGCCCGGAGCCCCGGCGGCGCCGCCCTCCTGGTTGGTCGGAGGCCTGCGCGAGTCTGGACCACGTCCCATCGCGCCAACTGGCGTGAACGACTTCATCGCCCAGGGCGAAGCGCGACGGGCGCGTGAAGAGATGTTCCGTCGGTTGCAGGAGCAAGACGCCGGCAACGTCCTCAACCCGCGGTACAACCAGAGCGCCTGGTCGGCGTGGATGGCCACGCAACAGAAAGGCTTCGACGAGGGGCCGCTCGGCGTGTTCCGACCGGGCGCGTTCGGCGAGCCGGAGCGCGGTGGCGCGGGCTTCACGCCGAGTTATGGCTTCGGTGGGATTCAGCCAGGTTTTCAAGCGCGACTCCCAGGGACGGCCGTGGCCGGTCCAGGCTTCTGGGGCCGTACGGGTCTCACCGGCGCGGGCATCGGACAGACGGCCATCGGCGCCATGATGGGCGGCGGGAGCGTGAGGGAGTCGGTGGGCGGTGTCGTGGGCGGCGGCCTGATGCAAGGGCTGTTCGCCGAGAAGGCGGGCGGGATCGCGGGAAAAATCGGCGGGATGGCGGGCATGGCGCTCGGCGGCATGGCGACGATGGGCATCAGCCTCGCAGCCCCTCTCATCATGGCCGGCATTAAGAAACTCGCGGGGAAGGGCCATGGCGACGACAAGATCGACGCCGAGCAGGACAAATACATCGCCGGCCAGGGCGGGCTCGACGCGCTCAACCGGAAGGTCTCGCTGATGACGGGCGGCACCGGCGCGGTGCAGAAGATGCTCGACGCCCAGAAACCGAAAGAGTTTGCCGCGGCGATGGCAGAGGTCGAAGCCATCGTCGCGAAGTTCGAGCAGACGCAGGCGGCCTTCAATGAGCAGCTCGCGCGGTCCACGGAGCTCTACGGCGAGGTGTCGGCCAAGCTGGGAAACATCACGACAGTCACCCCCGACGTGCAGGCGGCCCTGGAGGCGGCCTGGTCGGCCGACACCCCCGAGGCGTACGCCGATTCGCTGTTGAAGGTCAACGGGATCCTCGACGAGCAGGCGCAACACCAGAAGCGGCTCGACGAGCTGGCGCAGAAGTACGGCTTCACCCTGCAGGAGATGGGCCCGAAGTTCGCGCAGGGCAAGCTCGACCAGGAGTGGAAAAAGATCATCGCGGACCAGAAAGACCTGCAGGCCCTCGGCATGGATAACGACACCATGCTGCGAAAAATGGCGGGCTCGTTCAACAAACTCGTCCAGGAGTCCATCAAGAGCGGCGCCGAGATCCCAGCCTCGCTCAAACCCTCCCTCGAACGCCTGCAGCAGCTGGGCCTGTTGACGGACGAGAGCGGCAAAAAGCTGAAGGACCTCGGCGGGCTGAAGTTCGGCACCACCCTCGAAGACACGATGACCAAAATGGCGGATACCCTCGGCCGCCTGCAGGAGACGCTCGAAAGCCTGCCGCAAGCCTTCGAACGGGTTGCGCGGGGCGGCGCGGCGTCGGCCGGGACGATTCGTCGCGACTTTGGCCAGGCTAACGAGGTCCTGAGCGACACCGGTGATGCCGTCGATCGCATCACGTTCGGCGAATCCCCTGGCGGCTTAAAGGAGATTCCGACAGCCGCCGCGCGGGCCGGTGCCGCGCTCGACAAGATGGGCGGCCAGGCCTCCGACGTCCTGACCAAAGCCAGCAAGGACGTGGACAAGTTCGCGAAGAAGCTTGGCGACGTGAAATCGCCGAAGCCGATCTCGATCGACCCGTTCAGTAAGGAAGCCCGGGACGAGAAGCGGGACCTCGAGCGCCAGCTCGCCATTCTGCGCGCGCCGACCGAGTTCCTCAAGGACAAGCTGCGCCTGCAGTTCGATGAGCAGGACGAGATCAAGGCGCTGAACGACAAGAAGAAAGAGCTCGGGCCCGCGCTCGGCATGCTCATCGAGATGGTGAAGCAGAAGTACGCGCTCCTGTTGCAGCAACTGATCGCCAGCCAGGCCGACACGTTTCACACCGGTGGCATCATCGGCCGGCTCTTTCCGATTGCGCACAATGGTCTCGCCATCGACGAGCGCGTCATCATTGGCCAGACCGGCGAAGGCGTCTTGAGCCGTCGCGCGATGGCCAACATGGGCCGCGGGACGTTCGACGCCTGGAACCGAGGGGAACGACCGGGCAGTGGATCGACGGTGCACGTCACGGTGAATGTCGATGGGTATCTCGATTCGCCGAAGGCGCAAGCCAACCTCGTCCGTCTCGTGCAACAAGGGCTCGACCGGCAACTCCGCGGCGACCGCCTCATGGGAGCGCGCTAGATGGGCATCAGTGGATCCGATCTCGCGCCCACACAGGCCCGCTTCGGCGTGATGCGCTTCGGCGCCTTCCGCTTCGGGTACTACCGGCCGAACGTCGTCATCAAGATCGGCGGCGTGCAAACCAATAAGGTGATCGAGGACTCGCTCGATATTTACGACCGGCTGAATGGGCGGCGGAACGAGGCGATCTTCACCGTTCGCGCGGGCGTGACGGTGACGGAAGGCATGACGGTCACCATCGCCCTCGGCGCCGATTCGATCTGGGGCACGCGCCTGTTTGCCGGCACCATCGTGCGCGTGCGGACCGTGCAACCGCATCTGCATCAGGACGCGCGCTACCAGGTGTCGGCGCTCGACTTCAGCTGGCTCCTCGACCGGCGACCCATCAGCGCTGAATATCGGAGCGAGTCGGCGACGGCGATCGCGCGCGATCTCGTCACGACCTATGTCTGGTCCGGGTTCACCGCGAATCACGTCGAGCCGGACTTGCCCAGCGTCGATCACTTTCCCGTCACCAACGTCCGACCGAGTGAAGCACTGAACCGGCTGGCTAAACGGGTCGGCGCCTCGTGGTACATCGATGACACGCGCGACCTGCATTTTTTCACCGACGAATCGGTGCGCTATCCCAACCCGCCGTCCCTGACCAGCAGCAACCACGATTACTGGGACTTCCGGGTCGAGAAGGATCTATCGCAGGTCCGGACGCGCATCATCGTCGAGTACAAATCGACGCGCGTCCTCGGGACGGGCGTCCCCGCCGGCGCGACCTCCGTCCCGATTCTTGACTGGACCGGCTTCAGCGGGATCACGACGGCCCGGATCGGGCCACAGCTCATCACCTACGCGGGCCTCAACACGCTGTTTGAGAGTGCGGGGGAAAATCCCCTCGGTGGCACCGTGGATGCGGATGCCGCCGTCGGCGCGACCACGCTCGACGTCAACATCGGCTATACCGGCGGCACGCCGTTCCTCATCGTCATCTCGTGGGTGAAGGTCGGCGACCAGGTCATCTCGTTCACCGGCGTGGACTTTCCCGGCGGGTCGGCGGATCCGGTGCGGCTGACCGGGATCCCGGCGAGCGGCTACGGATCGATTCGCGCCGCCGTTGCCGCCGGCACAGCGTTTCACGGCGTGAGCTCGCTGGAAGGCGTGACCGACCTCAACATCGCCGTGCCGGCCGACACGATCGTCGTTCCGCGACTCACCGTCGACGACGCCGGGGCGCAGGCCGCGCTCGCGGCACTCGATGGCACTGACGGGATCCGCGTGCTGTTCCTCCAGGACGGCCGACTCACGCAGGACGGCGCGCAGGAACGGGCCGAGGCGGAACTGGCCGCGCACAGCACGGCCATCATCACGGTGCAGTACAAAACGCGCGACGTCCGCACCCGAAGCGGCCGCACGGTGAGTGTCAACGTCGCTGGCATTACTGATGATTTCCTGATTCAGGAAGTCCGGCTCACCGGATTTGATCAACTCGCTCCGATCACCAGCCGGAGTCCGATGGCGTTTCCGGTCAAGGACGTGTCTGCACTGCCGCTACGGCTCACCGGGTTGATCGATTTGCTGAGTCGCGAGGAAGACACCTTATGAGCATCACCCGCACGTCCGTCACCGATGATGACGGCTCCGGGACCACCGGGACGATCGGCAATAACGCCTGGCTGCAGGCGCTATTCGACACGCTCGATGCCCGCTGGTCTCGGGTGACGATTACGTCGACGGGCACGCAGAACAACCTCAGCGTGTCGGACGCTGACCTGGTTCTACTGAACAACGCGTCCGCGCTGACGATCACCGGCATTGCGGCGCCCTCGTCGCCGGCGAAGCCCGGCAAGAAGCTCGTGCTCTGTTCGATTGGGGCCGGACAGGTCAACCTGGCCCAACAGAACGCGAGCTCAACCGCCGCGAATCGTCTTATCAATTTCGCCACGTCGGCAAACACGCCGCTCGCCGCCGGCAGTGGCATCGCCGTGTACGTGTATGACGACAATGCGTCGCGCTGGCGGCTGATCGGCCACGACCAGGGAGCGTGGATCACTCCGACGTTTTCGGCGGGCGATTTTACGGCCCAGACGGGGAACTGGACGGTCGACAGCGGCGATGTGCTGTGCATGAAGTACCGCCTCGATGGCCGATCGCTGTCGGTGATGGTGCAGATCGAAGACACCGATGTCAGTGCGACCCCGACGTACCTGCAGGTGGCGGCGGCGCAGTTTGGAGGATTCACGATCACGACGGCGGGCGTCACGCACGCACTCATCAATAACGCCGGCGGCGGATACGGGATCGGCGTCCTGCAGCATGTCGCGAGTGGTGGGCTCCGCTTCTTTCGGAGCGACTTCGGGACATCAACGTTCTCGACGACGTCGAGCGATAACACCGACGTCGCAGGTCAGGCGACGTTCGAGGTGACCTAGATGCGACGACGGGACATTCGCCAGCTCTGGACCGTGTGCTTGGCCGTCCTGTGTCTGGCGACGACGGTCGTGACGATCGGCCAGAGCCAGGACTACATCAACGCCACGCTCACCGAACGGCTCAACGGCGTGGAGCTCCGGCTCGGCCGGCTCGAGACCGCCCTGATGGGGTTGGTCGCGACGGTGCTCGCCAATCTCGGCGCCCACATCATGGAAATCCGGTCACGCCAACGGGATCGGCAGGACGGATGAGCCGCGCGCTGGACGACCTGTCGCCGGTGTTCAAACCGCTCGCGATGGCGCTGCTCGCGCGCTGCGTCGAAGCGCAGATCCCCGTCATCATCGTCGACACCCTGCGCACGCAGGCGGAGCACTCCGCGAATCTCGCGAAGGGCGTCAGCTGGACGAAGCACAGCAAGCACCTCGACGGACTCGCGATCGACATCTGCCCGTATGCGCAGTACGACCTGCATGGGCGCGACAAGCTGCAATGGGACGGCGGCGATCCGATCTGGTTTCGCATCGGCGCGATCGGCGAGAAGCTCGGTCTCCGCTGGGGCGGCCGGTGGTCGACCCCAGACCTCGGGCACTTCGAATACGTGGCACCGGTGGCGCCGACGCCAGGGCGGGTCGCATGAAGTTCGGGCTACAGACGCACTTCAACGCGCCGATCGGGACTGACACGCTGGGCCAGGTGCGCGCGCGTGGGTTCACGCTCGCGCGCATCGATTGTCAGACGGCCTCGCTCGACGACATGCGGCAGATGCTCGAGGAGACGCGGGCCTGCGGGATGCAGACCTTGCCCGTCGTCGACCTGCAGCGGCTGGAATACGTCCCCGCCGGCGAGTGGGCGGAGTTTGGGAACGAACCCGACGGCGACATCGAGCCGAAGGAGTACCGCCGCGAGCTCGAGGCCGCGTGTCGTCTCGCGGACGTCCAAGGTATCAAGCTCTGGGCGCCGGCGATTTCGAATCTTGATGAGGACTCGCTGCAGTGGCTGAACGACGTCCGCGACGCCGGCGCGACGCCGGGCTGGCCTGCTGGTCTGTACGGCCTCAGTGTGCACCGCTACGGCGACGGGACCTTCGACCATCCCCATCGTGGGTTTTCGTCGCGCGGCCGCGAAGTCTACTGGCTCAAGCTCGCGATGCGGGCGGGCATGCCGTTCCTCGTCAGCGAGTTTGGCTATCCGACGATTGACGATTTGACGGACGCCGACCAGGCCGCGCGCATCCGCCAGGAATGGGCGTTCTGGCAGCAGCAGGGCGCCGAGGCCGCGGTGCTCTTCCAAATCAACGACGGCCCGGTCGATCACCGCGAACACCGCTACGGCATTCGACGATGCCACCCTGACGGCACACTCGGCGACTGGAAGCCGAGCGCGTACACCGTTCCCCATTCTTCCCCTGCTGCAGAGGAGACCATGATGCAAGCCAGCTTCGTGTTGTCACGCCGTGATTTGATTCCCGTGCCCGGGCGCGCCGGGTTGTTCACCGTCCGCTATCCGACGGGGTCGCAGGACACGGTGTTGTCGGTCCAGCCCAACGGCGACCTCGACACGCGCCCCCTGGGCACGACCGGCCCGTGGGAAGTCTTGCGTGATGAGGGCACGCGCGCTGTGTTCCCGGAGACGAAGGGCGCCGTCTACGCGCTGCCCTTGGTGGACTGATGAGTTTCCTCCTGCTCACCGACGCATCCCCGCGCGTGGTTGCGCTGCCCGACCTGAAGGCGCGCGGGCGTCTCATCTATGCCAGCGAGAACCCGTTCCCCTGGATTGGGGTGGACGGCTTCCTGCTCGGGGATCGGATTGCCAAGAACGAAGACGTCGATGCGGTGCTCGCCTGGTATGTCGCGCGGCGGTTCCGCATCGTGCGCGTGTTTGCGGCCATGTCGATCGTACCGGAGCAGCGCGGCCGCGCGCCGTTCATGCTGACGCCCGACGAGGTCGCCCGCGTGGTCGCGGTGCTCAGCCGGCGCGGGATCTACGCCTGCATCACCGTGGGCGACATGCAGATCCTGATGCCGGACCACGACCAGCAGCGCGCCTACCTGACGTCGATTGCGTCTCAGGTGGGCGAGACGTGCAACGAGCCGTTCAAGAACGGCGTCGACGTTGTTCGCATGGGGCGCACGGGGCATCGGTTCCAAGCCTCGGGCAACTACCGCTTGCGCGACGTCGTCACGAATGAGAAGGACAAGAACGGCCGCATCATCGTCCGCCAGTACCTCGACGGCGTGCTCGATGCGGTGTTCAACCACTCCGAGCGCAAGGCCGAGTTCGTCCGGACCCCACACTTCCTTGAAGAACTCTGGGACGGATGGAACGTGGTCGCAGAGTCGGGCCCCCACAAAGGCAAACGGGTCATCTTCGAGGGCGTCGAGGCACCCGGGGTCGAGGACGAGGGCACCGGGTTCGCCGAAGTGCGGAAGGGCGACAGCCGGAGCGATTCCCCGGAACAGGCGTTCGACTACGCCGCGTGCGCAGCACTCTTCGGTCCTGGCGCGACATATCACTCCGACGCCGGCATCGACGCGGTGGTGCCGGGTCCGGTGCAGGACGCGTGCGCGCAGGCGTTCGTCGCGGGCCTGGAAGCGATTTCGGTGCAGGCGCCGGAGTGGGAGTACACGCGAGGCGGAACCAGCGCGTGCCCGATCGAACACGTCGACCGCTCGGTGGATCGCGCGCGCGGCGCCCTACGGACCTACGTGAAGTACACCGGCACCTTCGCCGTCGTCGTGGCCTTGGACCCGGGCCCGGAGTGGCGCTGCACGCCCGTGAACGGCTGGCGGGTTATTTCCGCGACGGGCCTGCGGCCTGACCGCCACAACATCGTCTATCTCGAACGCTAAAGGAGTCCCATGCCTGAGATCACCACGATTGTGACCAAGCGCGACGACGGCGTCCCGAACAACACGCTGGCGGAAACGCCGAGCACCATTCCCGACGTCATCGTGAAGGCACTCTCGCCGGCGCGGATTACGGTGACCCGGGTCCTGCGGGTCTACCTGCAGTCGCTCGCCGGCATGCTCACGGTCGTCATGAGCGGCATGGCGCCCGATGCGTTGATTCCGCCGGCCGACTTCGTCAGCAAGCTCCAGCTGGCCGCCGGCCTGGCGATCGCGCCGGCGACGATGGCGCTCTTGCAGAATGCGGTCGAGCTGCTCACGAAGTTCGACGAATCCCATCCGCAGTTGAGAGCCTGAAGGAGATCATCATGTTGCGAAAACGTGCCCCCCGGTCCGTGGTCGCGCTCGTCCTCACGCTGCTGGTCGTGGCGTGCCGCCCGCCCGCCGGCGTGGTGACCGAGCCTGGCAAAGACGCGTACACCGCCGATCAGATCCTGCAGCGAGTCGAGCGCTTGCAGAATGCGGCCATCGACGCGCACCAGAGTGGCAATCTCCCCACAGAGACCGCGCGCGCGATCGTGTTTGCCACGGTGCAGATCGCCGAGTTCGCGGACGCGGCGCAATCGGATTGGCGCACGATGGTCCGGCAAGCCTGGACGCAGGCGAAGGCGGACGTGCCGGCGCTGCACACCGAACGCTTTCGGATCTACGTGGCGTCGATCGATGCCTTACTCGGAGGGCTCCTATGATCGAAGCGATCATCACGCAGATTCTGATCCCAGAGATCGCGGCGTGGCTGCGGAAGGAACCGGATCTGACCGACGCGCAGATCATTGCGCGCTATCAGACGCGACGCGACGACATCATCGGAAAGGGCAGGGGGTTTCTGGCCGACACGGTAAACCCTACGCCGCCGACACCATAGCGCTCTGGCGACGCGTGGTGTACGAGGAATACGACTGAGACGCCATGCCCCGGCGGTGGCTGATGAAGCAGCTCCTCGATCGCCCGGTCGGCCTGTACCGGATTCGGGCGCCGTCACGGCTCACCCGCGCGGTCCTGTGGGTGGTGCACTTTCCGTGCGGGCTGGGCTGGCATCGGCCTGATCCCTTGGGCCGACAGTGCACGCGCTGCTGGACGGATCTGTGGTGAGAATCTGATCGTCGACGCCGGTAAAACCTTGGGGCCACGATGGAGTCGGACCATCATGGTGGAGGCGCCCGGCGTCGACGACTCAGTTACTTCAGATCGCGCGCGAGATTGCCGGCGAGCGATTGGGCCACGGACTCCACATCCGCCGGATGCACGACCAGCACCGCGCTCGTCACGAACGTGCTCGCGCGTAGCAGCACCATCGAAACAACGATGCCCTCCTGGCACGGTGAGGGCGCCGTCACGAGGCGCACACGGTGCGGGGCGTTGGGCTCCCAGCCGGCCGTTGTCTTTCGCAATGCTGTGGCCAAGGTCGGCCCGAGTCGATTCTCGCCGACCTGTTCCACCGTCACGCGTGGCCGTTCTTGTGCCACGACTGCACGCCCCTCGAGCGACAGGGCACCCGCTACGACGCCGAGCATGATGAATCGCATGAGCCTGCCTTTCGCGCGGAAGTATCGGTCACCGCGAGATGGAAAACGAGATGGGGTTTGTCCTACGGCGACTGCCAGTCAGGACTGCCAGCCAAACACGTGGCGCGTTGCGGAAACGTGCGGTTTTCTTCGGAAATGTGCGGTCGGAGCATCGCGCGCACGTGATGCGCAGCAATCGCCGAAGTCGATAATTTCGGCCTGTTTTTGTTGGTTGCGGGGGGGGGATTTGAACCCCCGACCTTTGGGTTATGAGCCTGAGTCATCCAGCTTTCCTGGCCTTTTTTAGCGACTTCCAGCCAAGCCTGCCAGTCAAACGCTCGCTCGTGGCCTTTAGGCGCGAGCGCAGCACGCCCGTATAGATGCGCGTCGTCTTGATGTCCGTGTGTCCGAGGAAGTCACGCAGGTCTTCCCATTGGGCGCCGGCCTCGCCGAGCGTGATGGCGACGCTGTGGCGCGCGTTGTAGGGCCGCACGGCGTTCCGTCGGCGTCGGCCGCCGGCGATCCATTGCTGCGGCCAGCCCGCGGCGTACAGCGCTTTGTCGTACATGCTGACGTCGAACTTGCCCCACAGCTCGAGGTCGACGAAGCGCGTCCACGCCGCCTTCATGTCGTCGGTCAGATAGAGCGGCGTCGGGTGGCCGCCCTTCCCTGTTCGCACGATCCAGAGCCGACGCCGGAGGTCGACGTCGGTCGGTTGCGCACGCATCAGCTCTGAGGGTCGGCGGCCAGTCGCCGTCAGCACCATGAACCGGGCGAGCACCTTCGCATCCGTGAGGGCGCGCGCGACCTTCTGAATCGTGGCGACCGGAATCAACCGCGGCTCGGCCGCCGGCGACGCGAGCTGCTTGATGCCGTCGCAGGGCGTCACGGCGTCCTTCCCGTCGAGCAGGTGATAGAGATGGCGCAACGCGCGTACACGATGATTGATGGTCTTCGGCGCGTATTTCGCCGCGAGCCATGTCTGGCGCGCCCGCAGAATGTCATCGGGAGTCAGATCCGCGCGGTTCGCCTTCGGGAAGAGTTTAGTCCAGGCCTCGATCTCGCAGCAGCGACTCTTCCAGCTCGCCAAGTGCTTCACGAGCTTCAGATATTTCCTCGCGTCGATCGTGAAGCGGCCGCGCGTCGGGCGGGCGTCCTTCGCCAGCAGCTTCTGCCGTTCCTCGCCCCGCGCGCGTTGAATCTTCTTCAGCTCGGTGCCGAATGGGAAGCGGAGCTCCTTCTGCGGATGCGGACGCACGCGCACGATCGCCGAGATGCCGTACCGATCCCGGTACACGCCCTTCGCGATCCGTTTCCGTGCGCCGCGGTTCCCCTTCTTCGCCATGCGTCAGTTCAATCCTGATCCCTGGACCTCGGCCGATGACGAGCTGGGGAGCCGCCGGCGGTGTCTTCGTTGGAAACGGGAGCACGCGCGTCATGCGATTTAGAGCTGCGGACCAGCGGCATCGCGGTCCGCGGCCATCTTTGCGAGTCGTGTCGGTGCTTCTGGACTCGTCGCTGCGACCTGTTTGTGTGTCGGCACGTTTCCGAATTCCTGGCACGCGCGCGCGAAAATGTACGGGAGGATGGCGCTGGCCGCGGCTAGGGCCATACCAGCGGCCTGCTGCGGCGCGCTGGTTGCCAGGGTGATCGTTTCCAGGTAGTTCCACCCTCCCACGACCGCCCCCACTATTGTCAGGAACCAGAGCAACTTCATCGTCAATTCCCCTTTCGTCTGCTCAAGGCCCTATCCCCTCTTTCGCTTCGACGGCCGCCCGGACGAGACCTCATCTAAGAACGTGCGTAGTGCCGCGACTCCCTTTTCTGACAGGTCCGGCCACCATTGCGTGATCGATTTTTGAGCATCCAGACTCTCGCCGGACTTACGACCATAGGCGCGCTCTAACAAATCTGCCTCTTCATCTTTCCCAGCCACACGGAGAACCTGGCTGGGCGGCAGACCAGCAATCAAGGCTAAACGCAGGAGATTCGCGAAGCCGAGCGACTCCTTCGGGTCCTTCATGATTTTGATGAGGCGTTCGAGCGAAATGCCGAGTTCTTGGGCTAATGCGGTTTTTGTACCGTAGGTCTGTAGGAGAGATTGCAGCAACTTCTGTAGGTCCGTCACGCCGGACAACGGTAGCCCGAGGGCTGAACCTGCCGCTAGTTCTGATTGTTTCTTTTGTTCTTGACACGTTGTTAGGTTCACCTTATATTGACCCTGCGTTAGGGTCAGACATGCACAGAGAGCTGATTGAACTCGGGCGGTACCGGCTAGATCGCGGGCTGACGTACCGGCGGTTGGCCGACGCCATCAACCGCGCCGCGAAGGCGCGGCGGAGCGCATTCACGATCTCGCACAGCCGACTCTACACGCTCCTGAACCATCCGAAGGATTCCGCGAACAGCCTCACGCTTCATGCCGTGCGGGAATTTCTCGGCAGCATCGCGGAGAAAAAAACGGCATGACGCGCCTCGACGAGTGCGGTGACGTGCTCACCATCGACGAGCTCGCGGCCGTCCTGCAGCGCTCCGTCCGCTGGATCGAGCAGCGCCTGGCGAACGGCACCTTCCCCATTCCCCGTCTGGCCAGCCTCGGCGGCCGGCGCTGGGCCCGCGCCGACGTCCGTCGGTTTCTCGAACACGACGCCACCTCGTCGCTGCCTGCACGAAGGAGAGTGTCATGAGGGCAGATGCCACAAAAGGCAATCTTGCTGTCCGGCACGCCGAAGCCTCGGACAACTCACTTGTCCGACTGCGCGAGTGCTTCGGCCGCGCGCTCGACGATGCGAAGCCGCTCGGCTGGTGTCATGAGGCGATCGCCGCCGAGATGCGGCTCAAGGGCTGCGCGGTCGACCCGCCCTATCTGTCGAAGCTGAAGTCTGGTGAGAAGCCGATCACGGGCCGCATTCTCGATGCGCTGCCCGATGAGGTCGAAGCGATCTTCTCGCGCCACTACGCCGAGTCGTTCGGGCAGATCGTCATCACGCCCGTGCCTGAACAGGACGCGCAGCGGCACCTGGCGATCGGCCTCGTGTCGCTCCTCTCCACCGCCAAGCTGTCTATCAGGAGGTCCGAGTGAATGGAGTCCAAGGCCTCGCTGCGTTCGCAAGCCGAGTGCGTGCTGCGCTTCGGGGGCCACATGGTCTACGTGGAGCTGACGCGGCACGGGGCGTTCGAGCGGTGTCTGCGCTGCGGCCGCCTGTTCGGCCACGGCTGGTCGTGGGACATCAAATCGCCGTGGCAGCCGCGGAAACCGAACATCCGGCGGTTCGTGCGCGCCGGCTCGGCGTCGACGAGCTGATTGTCGATTCGGAGTACTCGGGCTTCACGCGACGCTGGAAGGCCTAACAACACGAAAGCCGGCTGCGGAAACAGCCGGCCTTCGCAATTCCTCGGGAGTGCTTATGTCGAACAGAGTGTCAATCCACCGTTGGAAATTGTCAAGGCTGACGCGCGACGACGTGTGGCCGTTCTCGCGCCAGGAGTCCGTCATCCTCGGCCTCGCCGCCGCGCTCTGGGTGGGTGTGGCCCTCGGTGCGATGGGACAGATTGCGATCGCGGGAGGTTGCCGATGACGACCCCAAATCCCTCTGAGGCACTCGTGGTGCAGTCGCCTGACACGGCGGCGTTATCACCGATGGTGGACTCGCCGATGCCGGTCTTCACCGGCGAGCAGATGGCGCGCGCGCTCACGGCCTATCGCGATCTGCAGAACGCGCTCGACCGCTCGATGCCCGAGCAAATCATGCAGCTCGACGGCAAGCCGTTTCGCAAGAAGGGCTACTGGCGCGCGATCGCCGTCGCCTTCAACCTGACGGTCGAGCCCGTCGAGGAACGCCGCGAGGTCAACGGCCAGTTCCATGATGGCCGCGACAACTTCGGGTACATCGTCAGCTACAAAGCGACGGCGCCGAACGGCCGGTCGATCGTCAGTGACGGATCGTGCTTTGCCGTCGAGAAGGGCCGCCGGTTCAAGTGTCCACACCTGAAGCCCGGCAGCGACCGCTACACCGTGCACTTCCCGCATCACACGTGCCCGGACTTCGATCCGGAGTATCAGTGGCGCGTGCTGCCCGGTGAAGCCACCGAGCACAACGTGCGCGGTCATGCGCACACGCGCGCGTTCAATCGCGCCGTGTCGAACCTGGTCGGGTTCGGCGAGGTCTCGGCCGAAGAAGTGACGCGCGAGGACCTCGAACACCAGGCGCCCGCCGCGGCGCAGGCGCCACAGCGCCGAAGCGGGGCGCCGCTCCCGCTTCAACAGACCACGACCGGCACGACGAACGGGGCGGGACGGAAGATTTCCGAGGCCCAAGCGAAGCGCTTCTTCGCGATTGCGAAGGGCGCCGGCTGGTCGGATGACGAGCTGCGCGCCCTGCTGAAGACGCGCTATTCCGTGGACCACTCGCGCGACCTGCTGGTGACGGACTACGAGGCGGCGATCACGGCCGTGCAGGAAGGGTCTGGGTCATGACGACATCCCTGCTCGCGCCGGTGAAGACGCCCTTTGACCCAGAAGGCCGTCTCCACTTCGACGAGATCACCCACCGCTACTGGCTCGATGAACGCGGCAACGAGGCGAAGGCGCTGTTGTCGGTCACGCACGTGCTCGAGGCCGGCCTGCAGGGCACGATGGGCGAAGAGTACTGGACGCAAGAGGCCCGCACGCGGGGCAAACACATCCACCAGGCGATTCTGTACCACGCCGAGGGCGACCTCGCCGCCGAGTCGGTGAGCGACCTCATCCGGCCGTACTTTCTCGGCTATCTGAAGTTCATCGAACACGAGCACCCCGAGACCATCTTCGTCGAGCAGCGCGTGTTCGACGAACCACTCGGCTACGCCGGTACGTTCGATCTGCTGGTGCAGCTGCGCGGCCCGAACGCGCATCGCGACGCCGTGCGCCCGGGTGTCGAGGTGCTCGACCTCATCGACGTCAAGACCGGCGGTCTGCCCTGGTGGGTGATGTATCAGTTAGCGGCCTACCGCCGTCGCATTCTCGTCGCGATGAAAAACGTCCTCGTGCGGTCGTGGGCCTTGCAGCTCACCGCGCGCGGCACGTATCGGCTGTGCCCCATGTTGAGTTTTCCTGGTGTGCGCTCAGCTGACTCTGAGCGTGACTTTCTGTCCATCCTGCGCGTGGCGCAGCTGAAGAGGCTTCATGCGCGCCATGTGTGAACGCACGTGCAAAGGGTGCGGCCGCACGTTCACCGTGCGTGAGGCCGAGGTGAAGCGCGGGAACGGCCGCTTTTGTTCAAAGCGGTGCAGGCTCACCGGTGAAGGAAACCCCTCGTGGAAGGGCGGCGTCAGTCACAGCAGCGACGGCTACGTCTCCATTCGCACGGAGCCAGGTCGGCACGTACGCGAGCACGTGGTCGTCGCGGAACGCGCGCTCGGCCATCGCCTTCCTCTCGGTGCTGAGGTTCATCACTTCAATGAAAACCGTTCCGACAACCGGAACCGGAATCTCGTGATCTGTCAGGACGTCGCGTATCACCGACTCCTGCACATGCTTCGGCGGCGTCAGCTCGCCGGCAAACCAATTTTTCAGGAGACGTCATGCTGAACGCCGCTGATCCCATGCAGATCGTGACCGAGCAAGCGCTGAGCTGGCCCGAGCAGGCCCAGCAGCTGCAGATCCTTGATGCGGGGACCTACACCCGCGCCGGCGAGATGCTGCGCAGCATCAAGGCGCTGCGCAAGGAAGTCGACGAGGCGTTCGACCCGATCATTCGAAAGGCCCACGACGCGCATCGCGAGGCCTGCGGGCAGAAGAAGCGGGCGGAGACGCCGCTGGCCGAAGCCGAGACCATCCTGAAACGCGCGCTTGTCGCGTACGACACCGAGCAGGACCGTCTCCGTCGCGAAGAGGAAGCCCGTCTGCGCGAGATCGCCCGGCGCGAGGAAGAAGAACGCCGCGTCCAGGAAGCGGCCGCGCTCGAGACCGAAGCGGTCGAGACGAACAACCCAGAGCTGCTCTACGAAGCCAACGAGCTGATCGAGCGCCCGATTGAGGCGCCGATCGTCCAGCTGCCGAAAGCGACCCCCAAGGTCGAGGGCCTCAGCTTTCGCGAGAAGTGGGAAGCGGTCGTCACCGACAAGCTCGCGCTCATCCGCTACGTTGCGGCGCATCCAGAGTTCCTGGCCCTGCTCGACGTCAACGCCACGAACCTGCGGAAGTTCGCCGAGATGCAGAAGGACAAGCTCGCGTTGCCCGGCGTGCGGCCGCGCATGGAGAAGATTGCCGCGAGCCGAGGCCGATAATGCAGCGCTTCGGTCGCACCTATCGCTCGGATCCTGACGCGCGCGCGCTGACGTTCACCGCCGTGCATCGCCAGGGCGAGCCGAAATTACAACCAAAGTCCATGCGGCGCTGGCGCTGTCCGAGCTGCGGGCTCGTATTTCGCTCAGACATCCGGCGCGGCGTGTGCCCGAAGCGCACCTGCACGGCGCGGCCGGTGGAAGTGTGGTGAGAGATCGACTCGATGGCGGGCCGGCGTTTCCGAACGACTTGGACGAAGGCCTGTCGCTCCGTGATTACTTCGCCGCGCAGGCGGTGCCCCAGCTCATTGACGAAGCGTTGCTCCACAGTCACGCAGATTGGTCTTGGGTCTCGAGGAAGGCCTACGACCTCGCCGACGCGATGCTCGCGGAACGGCAACGGTGCAAGTAGAGGAAGGAGCTTATGACGAGCGTGCTCGATCTCGACCAGATTCACCTTGCAGCGGGCAGTCATGCGTCTCGGACCGAGGGCGTCTGTTTCATGGAAGCCGTCGCGTGGCTGGCCAACGAGCCGCACAGCGATCATCCCGCCTGCGTCTCCCCGGTGCTCGGCGCGTTCCTCCGTCGGTGGAACGACGACCTCGACCCCGAGGGTCGTCAACGGCTGAAGCCGTATCTGCGCCGCGTCATCGGTACCGCCGGCGATCCAGAGGCTGATGAACGCCGGGCGTGGTTGGCGACCGACTGGCTGGTGCGCGTGCACACGCCGGCCTGGCTCGAGCTCGCCGGTCTGACCGAGCAGGCCATCGCGTTACGCGCGTTGCCGCCGATCTTGTCGTCGACGTCTGCGACCGCGGCGCAGCCGACGATCGAGGCCGCGCGCACGAGCGCTGCCTGGGCCGCTGCCAGGGACGCTGCCTGGGACGCTGCCTGGGACGCTGCCTGGGACGCTGCCTGGGCCGCTGCCTGGGACGCTGCCAGGGACGCTGCCAGGGACGCTGCCTGGGCCGCTGCCTGGGCCGCTGCCAGGGCCGCTGCCTGGGCCGCTGCCTGGGACGCTGCCTGGGACGCTGCCAGGGCCGCTGCCAGGGACGCTGCCAGGGCCGCTGCCAGGGCCGCTGCCTGGGCCGCTGCCAGGGCCGCTGCCTGGGACGCTGCCTGGGCCGCTGCCTGGGACGCTGCCTGGGCCGCTGCCTGGGACGCTGCCTGGGCCGCGACGACGCGTCGGCTGACGCCGACGCGTGTCTCGTTACAAGAGTCCGCGTTTCAATTGCTCGACCAGATGATCGCGTGCTCCAGTCCTGCGACGGTTGCCTCGCCGCAGGCCGATGGGCATCCCGGGAACGACGCAGCGTAGCGCACTTTCGACCCCTCAGGCTCGGTGGATGGCGATTCCCCATCGTCGTCACAAGGACACCGTGTCCGAGTGGACATCCAGATGGACTCCGCGTGGACGTCCACCTGATCGGCGGCGGGACGACTCGGCTTCACGGAGACATCAACCGCGCATGTGGCTCAAAGTCGATGACAGCCTCATCCACCATCCGAAGATCCTTCGGGCCGGGTCGATGCTCGAAGGCGTCGGTCGCCAGCGGGCCTTCTGTGTCTACCTGGAGGCCCTGAGCTGGGTGAACCGCCACCTCACTGATGGCTACATTCCGCAGTACGTCATCTGCACCTTCACCGCGGATCCGCAGCCTGCCCAGGTGGCCGAAGTCCTAGCCCATGAGTCGGTTCGCTTATGGGACGTCGTGAGCGACGGCTACCGGATTCACGACTATCACGACCACAATCCTGATGCCGACGTCGTCAAGGCGAAGCTCCGGCGGGACCGGGAGCGGAAGCGTGCTGAGCGGCAACTGAGGGAAGTGTCCGTGCGGACGTCCACGCGGAATCCGCGCGGACAAGCCGTGGACGTCCACGAGGATTCCAGCGCGCTCGCGCGCGCGCGATCCAGATCCAGATCCCCTGTACAAGAAGAAGAGACAAGCAGCGCGCTGAGCGCGCATGCCAGTCATCGGGCACATGACCCTGAAAGCCATGTCGCCTCGCACTGGCTCCTCGTGAAGCTCGTCCACGAGCTGCTCGAGGCCGACCCGACCCTCATGGCC